ATGCTAATCTATCAGTTATTACTGACGGTAAATCTGATTTCACTGGTGGGCTTCTTGTCCTCCCGGAGTATCGAACTGCCATTAATCTTAGACCAGGCGATCTTCTTCTTGTTGCTAATCACAGCATCATTCATGGTAATACTCCAATTGATGGACATCGTATTTCGGTTGTCTGTTACTTCAGAGAAGGTCTGATTGGAACTGGTAGTAAAGAGTATGAAGATGCTCGATATGAATTCATCGAAATGAGAAAAGCCGATCCTGTATTATGCGCCGGAAGAAACCAATTCAACGGTGTTCTGGCTGGTTGGGAAAACGATCCTGAATGGTTCGAGTTCTGTAAGTCGAAAATCGGTGAAGAAGAGACTTACCGTATGCATCCGAATGCGAAACCCAAAGCGAAGACGCTTTCATTAGAGGATATGTTTGATGACTGAGACTACAGATGAAAAGGCTCTTCGATTAGTCGGAGGAGTTCTAGATGGAATTGAGGATATTATTGCTCGATTTGATTGGGAAGGTGATCGTACAGACAAAGATAAGATGGTCCTGAAAATGGTCGCTGGTCTATCTTTGGCGGCAGTCATCACAAACATGGGTTGGATGGAATTTTTCAAAACAATCATCGGTGCTATAAGGACTAGGAGGGAATTTCCCGACCTACTGATATTCAATGATGACTACGATGCTTGAATTTTTCCGTAAGATTTGCAATCGAGAGCCTGACGTCACGATTGGTTCAAAAGCCAATCCATATCTTCATCGTTGGTGGGTAATTCCTCGTAATCCCATCTTCAACATCTACCTGCATCATTTTCTGAGATCAGATGACGATAGAGCTTTGCACGACCATCCTTGGATCAACATGAGTCTTCTTCTTGAAGGAGAATATATAGAAGTTACTCCGAAAGGAAGGTTCTGGCGAAGAAAAGGTCATTTCTATTTTAGAATGCCGAAAGCTCTGCATCGTGTAGAACTTCTTAAACTCTATCGCCAAGTCGGCCCTAATTGTGGAGACACTGTTGAGGAAGAACGGCCAGTATGGACACTATTTATCACAGGCCCACGAGTTCGTGAATGGGGTTTTGCTTGCCCGAAGGGTTGGGTATCTCATAAGATCTTTGGGTCTACCGATAAAGACGGTTCTCATGTAGTTGGCAAAGGATGCGATTGATGAAATACGATGATCAAATGTCAGATGTAATGTTCGACGATGAAGCATATCACAGAGGATCTGGCAAGAAAGCTCGAGAATATAAACAGCCTAACGTAGATTTTCTTCTGAGCCAATCTACTGAAGAAGTATATAATCCTGATACTGTCGTCCTTGCAAAAAAAGTAGTAGCGGACGGAGAAGGATTGAGGTATAACGAAGGCAAGCCTCGGTTCGATCTGATGCCTCCAGAAGCTCTCATTGCTCTGGCGGACCACTATCGTAAAGGATCTGAGAAGTATGCCGACCGCAATTGGGAACGTGGTATGGATTGGGGCAAGTGCTTCGCTTCTATGGAGCGTCACGCTTGGGCATGGGCTTCCGGTGAAGATTACGATGCAGAAACCGAATCCCATCATATGATCGCCGTAGCGTGGAATGCTCTTGCGCTCTATGTATATCATAAGCGAAATATCGGGAAGGATACACGTAGTTCGAAATGATTACTCCAGAAGATTGGGAACGCGAAGGACCAGTCACGATCAGATTGTTGAATGATCAATTGATAAAGAAATATGGTCATACAATATTCCTCGCGAATGAAAATGTTGGAAATGAGGGATATGCAAATGGAGTCGGACCGTATTTTTCCATTCCACTGCAAAAGATGTATACTGTCGATCACGGACCTAAATGGAGTAGTCCAGAAAGGGTAACTTGGTATGAAGATTGAGAGCCTCTATGAGTCTTGAAGATTTCATAGAAAGAGAAAGACCCAAGGTAGATTGGAGGCTTCCAGAGCATCGGCTGGAAGCCTTTTCGCGTATTTGCCATGTTAGAATGATCGAGGGTGATCTCGATCATCATCACGTCTCTAACGTGATCTCTGATAGTATGAATCTAGACAACGACAGCAAAGTTCTTTACGCGCTGTTGTTCGGGCAGTCATATCGCAATCATTGGGCTATGATTGCCCTTCAACTCTTTCCCGACCTGCTCACGTATGACTCCGGTAAATTTCAGGCGTGGCATGACGACAATTGGCAAAGACTCAAATTTGCGAAAGACACGAAATGGGGACTGCGTAAAGTTCCAGGATTCGTAGAATCTATTAAAAATCGTGTTGGTTCTGCTGGTCTATTCGAGCACTTCGGCAACATAGCCAATTCCGGAACAACCGAACAAAATTACAATCGTCTCAACGAAGAACTGAAATCTCTGTTCGGGATCGGGCGCATGACGGCATGGCTTGCACAACAGACCCTCTATGAATTATTCGGCTGGGATATTGATCATTGGGATCAACAGCTCTACGATACGTCTGGGACCTGGTCGCAATTTGGTGCGCTGACTTACGTCTTCAATCGTCCAGACCTTGCTGCGAAGAAGGGTAAACTCGATAAGAGTGATATTCGAGAAATGGAAGATGCGACGCAAGTTCTCATGGAATATTGCAACGAACATATTCCATTCCATGTGGATATCTACAATGTTGAGTCGTGTGAATGTGAATTTCGTAAGACCGCAGCCAAAGATAATCCGAAAGAATTCACGGGATGGACTAGCAACGAACTTGTCGAACAGTATTCGGAACTGAAAGCTCTTTGGAATGATTATGCGACTAAAATCGATTGGAATCCGTACATCACAGGATTCATGACCAAAGGTAAGAATATCAGAAATTACGGTTGGTCCAAAGAATATTTCCGCGTATACAAAGATTACGGATACAATCTCAATACGCACTGGTGGTACAAAGATGAACCAGATGCTCATGAAGTTCTAGAACTTCCTAAGATTGTATCTCCTGGTGTAAAAGAGATGCTGATCGACTGGTCTCAAATTTCGGATCATACGAAGCTAGAAACCAAATACAATCCCGTCAACTATCTAAGATTCAAATCTAAAGATCATCCGGCATGGTCTAAAGAAGAAGTAGACTATTCGTACGCGCCATGAAAATCGTCGTCAGATCATATGATAGACCGAAGCAGCTGTTCGAGAAAACATTCGCAGCTCTACAAATGCAAATGGATCTCTTGTTAGATAGAGACCTCATTCTGGTATTGGCTAACAAAGATCAATACGAACTCTATCGTGATAATCTGAAAACCTTTCCGATCAGCGAAGTGATTTACGGTGGAGTTGGCGGACATAACGCAATCAATGCTGCGATAGATCATATTCCTGAAGGCGAACCGGTAGTCTTCATGGATGATGATATCTCCAACATTAAAATCTGGACTGATATTAAAGATTCTGTTTCCAGAATTCCGGTTCTTGATCTAGGACGAACATTCGATTATATTTTTGATGAAATGGCGTCTCATAATCAGGGACAGATATTCCGGATTCATTCCGGAGAAAATTGGACTTTCAAGACGAACGCACCGTTCTTTGAATTTGCTCCAAAACAAATCGGTGGTATGTGGTGGGGTGGATTCAATTCCGATCTGATGAAAACTGAACAATCCCATGAGGACGACAATATCAGAACATCTCGCTATCTTTGTCGAGACCGAGGTTGCTATTCTTTCAATTGGATTTCAGCATCGAGTTCTATTGGGCTCAGTCATGGCGGAATGCAATCGTCGTTGGATAGAGGAGGTGCTGGCCAGCGTAAAAACTCCACATTAGCCGCATGTCAGGCTGCTCTTGCAATTCCAGAAGTTGCGAAGATCTATCAATCAGAGCCAGTCTGGAAAGAATCCATGCAATTTTATACGCTCAAGATGAAAAACATTCGCGACCTCAGAAAAATTCTCGATTCATCAGAATCTCGATGGTCCTCTTTCTTTCAAAAATATCCTGATGAAAAACCGAATATTTCTTCACTGGAGCAATTTTTCTGATTTACTTCTTCGAGAATACGGGTATAATGATCATATTGGTTAGTTCACTCAAATAGGAGGTTTATCATGCGTCAGAAAAACGAACTTTCGGCTCAGGAAATCGAGCGCCTCAAGGAAGAATTTCAAGCTCGTGGTGGTAAGGTTCAGGTCGGTAATCCGGTCGGCTTCCCGCGCCATGTCCGTCGTGGTTTCGGCGCTGTGATTCTGGAAGGTGAGCGCAAGTAATATGGATAATATTCCGGTAATTACAGACGAGGATCTGGCGACGGCGGAGGAGGCGCATCGGATTAGCCGTTTGTTCGCCCCTGGCCATTCGCCCGGCCCCAGCGCCATCGCCGCCGCCCTGGTCCGCACCGGGCGGAAGCCGGTTGATCCTGACCTGATCTTGGCCCGGAAAGTCTGCGCGGAGCTCGACCCGAATAACAAGATTCGGTTTCTGTCGGGCGCGTTGGACGGATGGTTTGTGGTACTCACCGCCATCGCCGCCATCAAAGCTGCTCGGGCGGAGCATAAAGGATGAGCCTGACCGGAAGAATCAGATATCGCGTCGGGCGATCAGGATTTCGTAGAGTTCTGATTCTTCAGGTCGAGGAGTCTTCACGAGACTCATCGTTTTACGGCGCATTTGTGGAATACAACAATGTGCTCAAATGGCGCGATGCAACTGTAGAAGATCTATCTGAGCAAGCTGACGGATTAAAGGAAGAGGTGAAACCCAATGGCTAAATTCACTCAACGATTTCAGATTGAGCTAGGAGTGAATTGGCGTCTTTTTCCTTCGGGAGGTATTACTTGGTCTAAGTGGGCCTGGGATCCGTATGGAGACGTAATTTGGCCGGGTAAGGAAATCCAGCTCAAGGATATGCTGGAAGGTACTCTTGGTCCTGGTTGGACGCGCATGGTTGACGAAGAGGAAAGAGACCCTGCCACCAATCTGCGCCGAACTCATTGGTTTGCTCGATATTATCGAATCGGACTGGCTCTACAAATCCTTGGTATTGATCTTGGGTTCGGATTCCTGTATCGTCCAAGAAATGAAATTGACGAACAAGCGGAGAAAGCTGTATGAGTGAAGACGACCTTAGAACAATATGTACCACTCTCATCATAGTAGTGCTTATGCTGTGTGTGACTAGCTGCATGATTTTCGCATGAAATATATCGAGAGATTTATTGGAGCTGTCATGATGGCAGCATTAGTCGGTTGGCCAACTTATGTATTTGCTCAAATTGACATAAATCTAGCTGTGATGATGGCTATGTTCGCTGGTGCTATAGGCGGTTGGCTCGCTGTGACTGGTGATCAAATAAGAGGAAGAAATTAATGTATAAAGCTGCAAACACTCCTACGCAAGAAGAATTGAAAAGAGATCAAAAAAGTCGCGCTCTGAAACATACGCCAACTCCAGAAACATATTGGTTGCGCCTCGGCCCTGCTAGGATTGGTGAAAGATCACAAGACTGGCAAGACAAACCGTATCGACTCGTATATGATGCATGTTCTATCATCGAAGATCTTCAGAATCAAATTAACGAATTCGAGGATCAGAAGAAATGCTTCGATGCCGTCGCCACTCTTGGTATGTATTGGCGCGAGCGAGCTGAAGCTGCCGAAAAAGCGATGAATGCGCTGAATATACAGCTGGCCAAGAAATCATGATTGACAAAGGACCAGCTAAGATTCTAGGAGGTCTGCCCGTTTGGATCGAGATCAAGTCGGGATTCGATGAATACAATAACGAGAGCTGGAGCGAAGTCATCTCTATTTCTTGGTTGAAGAGGAATGGAAAGCCTGGGAAACCATTACCCCAACATGTGATAGATCGTGCGTATGAATACGATTATGGATTAGATAATACCGTTATCCGATTCTTCGAGGATATTGATGCCAAAGAATACGAGCAGCGTCAACGACAAGAACGATTGAAATTGATTGATACTTTCCTTTGGCGGTGTTCGGCCATCGCCCGAGATGGCGTCACTGTTCCATCGAAAGAAGAACTCGGCGCGATTGAAGATTTGGTGAATGATTTCCGAATCGAATTAGGTCTCATCTAGCTTTACTTTTAGATCAGACTAAGTTATACTATAGAACGAATTCAGTCCTACTCCGCTTGAACCCGGCCAATGACTGAATGGCAATTCCGCCGAACAAAAACTGAAATAAACGAGGACTAACAAATCAATGACTATCAATGTAGCTATCGCAGGATTGGGATCCTGTGCAAGTGCTTTAATTCAAGGAATACAATGGTACAAAAGTAATCCTAATGAGACTGTGGGAATTTGTCAACCAGATATTGGAGGATATTCGGTTACAGATGTTAAATTTGTCGCGGCTTTCGATATCGATGCTAGAAAAGTTCGGAAGGTAATTCGCGACGCTCTATTCGAACTCCCGAACTGTAATATGCGACATGTTGATTCGGTTGAATCCGTTCTAGCTCCTGGATGGGTTTATCGCGGCCCGACATTAGATGGCTTTCCCCGGCATCTGTTAAATTATCCCGAATCCGTTCGTATAGTAGAATCTTCTGCGCTTGCTCTAACAGCAGACCAATATATGGCGATTCTCAAAGACAATTCTGTTGACGTTCTATTGAATTATATGCCAGTTGGTTCGGATGAAGCTTCGAAATTTTATATTGAAAATGCCATTCGAGCTGGTGTTCATGTGATCAACTGTATGCCATCTTATATTTCAACCGATGAAGCGATGGTATTAGAACAAATGGCTATAGATCATGGTGTGACTATAGTTGGTTCTGATATGAGATCTTCTTGTGGAGCTTCCAGAATGTCGGAAGTCATCGAAGGTATGATGTTAGACGCTGGCCTACTTGTCACACAACATATTCAAACTAATATGGCAGCTGGATCATCGCAAGGTCAAGAGAATATTAGGACAGGCCGAACGGCGAATCAAGATTTTCTAGTCATGGCCGAGCAGGCAAGATTGAAAAATAAACATATCTCTAAAGAAAATGTTCTCGCAGGACAATCGGTAGTTCGCGGTGTATCGACCGCTGGGCAAACGAAATTCGCAGGGCCATCACTTACGGTAATTCAAAGGCCAGGCGGAACATATATCGGAACTGACAACAAGATCGCAAATTTCGATATCATCGCGTATGGTTGGGCCGGAGCTCGTTACGAATTCACCGGCAGATTAAGTGTTCAAGATAGTCCAAATTCCGGAGCTATCGTTATAGACGCAATTCGATATTGTAAAGTGGCTGCTGAACTTGGTGTTGTCGGTTATCTTCGGGGAGCGTCGGCATACTCACAAAAGACTCCGCCAGTACAAATGAAGACTGAAGACGCTAAATTCGAATGTGACGCTCTAGCTCGAAGAATTCTGACACCAATGGTAGAAGCCCAATTGAAAATCAATAATCCTTCCGCTAAAGACCTAGCATATACTTTTCAAGATTCCAAAACTGCATATGATTGTCAGGTTTAAGAAATGACGGTAACAGTAACGCCAACTTGGCAACCTTCAAGCTTCTTGGAAACTACGGAAGAAATATATTCCAAACGAATCAATACGTTTGATCTAGACGGAGTTATCTATCTTCCTCAGCCATACAGAGGAATCAAACCGGAGATCAACGATATCATCGTGACCGGTCGGTCATTCGAGGAAGCTGATGAAACCTACGAGTTTCTAAGATCGCGCGGAATCTACAATGAAGTACGATTCAATCCTCTGCCATTCGATGAGAAGACTCGAGAATCTTCGGCGATGCATAAGGTCCGTGAAATTTGGGCTTTACAAGCTTCAGGGTATGAGGTATTAATTCACTGGGAGGATGATCCTGTTCAGGCAGATATCATCCGCGCATATATGGGTGACCGTGTGCAGGTGATTCGCATCGAACACTCGGGTCTGATTAATTACGAAAACGTAAGGAGACTTCATTGAACATTCTAGATACCGAAGAAGGTGATACATTCGATATTGCCGTCAAAACTGGCAAGAAAACGAATACCACGATTTATCTAGAAGTTCAGAGCAAGAATATTCCAGATATTCATCTAGACTCGTTGAGTATTGAAATTCCGGTGCAGCTTGGAAAGTTTATAACTCCGATGAATTATCAAAAACGAGAGCTTCGAGTTGGTGATCAAACTCAGTATGGTGCAATTCTAGCGATTGAAGGCGATTATGCTTGGGTGAAACTACGAAATTCAGATTATAGGGAGGCACCATGTTGCACTTACAGCCTAGATATATTGGAGAGGGTATCATGAATTACAAATTCAACCATGGTGATAAATTCGACGTTCCTATTACAGTTGTATTGAATAATAGAGGAAAAATAGATTTGATGGTCGGAGATCCAGCAGAAAATATGAGGATGAGCGAATATTTTATGCTGGCGTATGACATGGCTCCCCTTCTTGATGCGTTTCAGAATCTTCCGATCAAAAACTATGTCCCAGCGCCCGCACCATTAAAGGTTGGTGACGAAACACATTCAGGCTTAATTATCGCTATCTATAATGAGAAGGCTTGGGTTGTACAAAAGGAAACAGGGAAACCTCTCACTTTCAATCTAAGATCATTAACGAGGGTATAAATTCATGAAAATCGTAGGACTTATTGGAGTTCCTGGAACGGGTAAGACGACGCTTACGCGCGCTTGGATGAAACAGCACGCATCCGATTGGCAACGTGCTGAACCACGTAAACTCGTGACTTGTGAGTATTCGCCGTCACGAAACACTTATATCCTGGGAAAATACGACGAAGGTGAAGTCTTCGCTGGAACAGACAAGCTCTCGATGAGCGTCATGCCAGAAGCTAAGATCTTCCTGAAAGAATGTGATAAATCCACGAATATCTTCTTCGAAGGCGATCGGCTCGGATCAGCATCCTTCTTCGAATATATCATGGATCTACCCAAGGTGGAACTGCATATTCTGAAACTTCAGGCAGATTCCAGAACACTCAGCATTCGTTATTCTGAGCGCGGATCTAATCAGTCAGAACAATTTCTGTCTGGTCGAGAAACCAAGATTTCCAACATCTGCAATAATTTCAATCTCATGGATTGTATCGAAACCCTGTATCACGAAACTCCAGAAGATACAGCAAAAGCTGTCGAATGGATTGAATCTAAATTCTGATCAAAGAGGGTTTACTTTTTTCAGAATACCGGTATAATGATTATATTGTTTTGTGAGAAGGAGGAATATTAAATGCTTGAGATTCTGTTTCTGTTTTGGTACTGCTTCGACGATCGCCTCGCGGCAGCGTTTCAGTATCCTGCTCTAGGCAATTTCCCTGCCGAAATTTGGTGGGCTGTATTTGCCATCTGGATCATCATCATTCTGTTCAAGGTAATGATCGATCAGGCGTCGAAGAGGTAATCAGATCAGTTTGTATCGCTCGTCTCCGGTTCCAGATTCTTTGATCTGAGTTTCGGAGGCGACGATCATTCTTGGTTCGATGATTCGAATCTTGTTCGCATCGTATGCGATGTAGACGTTATGCTTCTGAGCAGTGATACCCATCGCTCCACCATTATATCGTAGAGCATCGTATCCCAATTTCTTGAGCTTCTCTCGAGCTTGAGCAGTTTTGTTCATGCCTTGAGAAAGACCTTTGAAAACTTGATCTCCAGTCAGAACCATACGACCGCTTTCAAGTTCGTCGAGCACTTTATATTTGTCAGAACCTAATGATAGTAATCCTGCGCCGCGCGCAAACTCTTCTGATGATTTCTTATCGATGAACGCCATCAAGTCTTTTCCGCTGAATTTTTGATCAACATCAAACAGTTTCATGATGTTCAGAACAACTTGATAGATCAGTTTGTCCCCACCAGATTTCTTTTGCATCGATGAGGCGTAGCCTTTTGCGATATCCAGATTGTCTGTGAAGTATGCAACTCCGCCGCCGTAGTAATCGTTCGCAATTCGTGCTTTCGACTGTTCAAATTTAACGAAGCGTTGATTCGTCCCGTGATATAAATTCAACTGCATGCTTTACTTTCTGTTGCGGATGAAGTATCATTATGATAATTAACAATGTTCAGGAGTTGCCTAATGCCTAGCGAAGTCATTCGTATGAAGTATGGATCACATTTGTATGGAACAAATGTCGAAACATCAGATCTAGATATCAAGGCAATTCATATTCCTGATCCTGCTGAAATCCTTCTAGGACGATCCCCAAAGTCTAAACAGACTCCAAGCCTGTATTCAGAACCTGTCGATCCGGATTGTGATTTTGAATCTATGAGCCTGGCGCATTTTGGTAGGCTGCTTTCTGATCAGCAACCGATCGCGATTGAAATGCTGTTCGCACCTTCGTGGGCATTCATTCATTGGACTCACAAATGGGAAAGATTCCGTACTCGTCGGGATCTGTTTCTTTCTAAGAACGTCGGCAAATTCGTTTCGTATGCTCGCAGCCAAGCGACTAAATTTGTCGTGAAGGGTGACCGGATCAACGCAGTCTCAGAAGTTCTGAAAGATCTTAACCAGCGAAAAGCTGTATACGGCCATCTAGCTCCACTAGGAACCGTTTCAGCATATATCGTAGAACGAAATCCTCTGATTGAATGTGTCGACATTACGCTCGATACTGGTAAAGTAATCCCACATCTTTCGGTATGCGGTCGTAAAGTTCCGTTCACCATTTCTATTGGGAACGCGATTGATGTCTATCAGAAGCTCATGGATCAATATGGTAAGCGAACTCTCGAGGCTCAGACAAAAGAAGGTATCGACTGGAAGGGTATGATGCACGCTGTGCGACTTACTCAGGAATGTATCGAGCTTCTTCAGACGCGAGAAATCATATTCCCCAGACCCAATGCGGACTATCTTCTGAATATTCGTAAAGGTCTCGTAGATCAGTTCGAGATTATGGAAGAAATTGAACTTGCGGTTGAGGAAATTGAACTCTATACAACGAGGACGACTCTTCCGGAGGTTCCGAACATTGATCTCATCGAGGCTTTGGTCATGGAAGAATACTACGAAGAGATCAAAGACTACATGGAATCCTAATTATGTTCAATGGTCGTAAAGACTACTACTGAAATCTGCAAACACTGGGGTTCGAATCCCCACAGCTCCACCAATTTCCGAACCATTTCGGGGCTGAACTGGTATCGACTTGTAGCGCATAGGTAGATGTTCGACTTCGGTGACTGAGCAGTCAAAGCGTTAAATGCTAACGATAACAGCATGGAATTAGCTCTAGCAGCATAATTTCTGAGGTTCTGGGGACGACCTTATCATCCAAGAGGTCCCCAATTTTTTTAGAATTGTAAGGATACAATACAATGAAATCGTTTCGGCAAATCCTGGATAAACCTACGTCGACTCCAGAGCAACTCGCAGTCAAACATAAGGTAAGTCTAGAAACTATCATGGCTGCGCTCCGCACCGGGATTAAAGTCGAAGCTGAACATACTTCCAATAAAGCAGTTGCTAGAGAGATTGCTTTAGATCATTTGGGTGAAGATCCGAAATACTACGAGAAGTTGAAAAAGGCTGAAGGATGAGTCTTCGAGATAAGTTAAATGCTCAGAAGAATGCGAGTCTGGTTAGAGGAAAGACGTTCGGTCGTATCGGAATTCCTTTCAATGGTGTTCCGGTCAAAGAAGATCGCGAAACAGGCCGAGTCTACATCACGCCCGAAGGAAAAATATATCCGTCGGCGACGACCATTCTAGGCGCAGTTGGTGATAAAAGCTGGCTCGATGAATGGCGAGATCGTATTGGAGAAAAAGAAGCCAATAAGATCACAGGCCAGTCGGCTCGAAGAGGTACCGAGTTACACAAGATCCTAGAGAAATATCTTCAGAATGATGAGTCGTATACGGAAATAGTCAGTCCACTCTATAGAGATTTCTTTCTTCAAGTCAAGCCAATCGTAGATGCTAGAATATCCTATGTTGTGAATATCGAAGCTCCGCTCTATTCCGACAAATTGAAGATTGCTGGGACTGTTGATCTGGTCGCATATGTCGATGGAGCCATTTCTATTGTAGACTGGAAGAACGCACGTAGGTTCAAGACTAAAGAAGATATTGAAGGATACTTCATTCAGACTTGGATGTATGCGAAAATGTTCCAAGAAAGAACTAATATGCCCATCGATCAATTATGTATTATTATGGCCGTAGAAGGTAATACGGGTAAAGAAGGTTTGATTTTCAAAGAATCGACTGCCGACTGGGACAAAAGAGGAAAGAGTGTCATCGATGAATACTATCGGATTGCAAATTCTAAAAATTAAGAAGTATTTGATCGTCCAGTGGTCTTTCCTTTGGATCTTCTGGATGTCTTGCCTACTGGCCAAATATCGCGGTTCGGGATTCTTTGAACAATGGAATCAAGCCAAAGCGTATTGGGTTTTCTGGAATAGTCCGTATCACGCATCGATAAGATTTACACCTCTCGAGTGTTATGCAATGATCGTCAACGAAGAGTTTGGCATCGAGTAATCTAAATATTCACGAGTCGGTTGAAATATCGGCTTAGTATTGTGATAGGAGTATAAGTGCCAAGATATACATTTCTGAACTCTGAGACTCAAGAAGAATTTGACGTCGACGTGAAAATGGCAGATTATGACGAGTATGTCAAAGCCAATCCGAATTTCAGTAGAGTCTATTCTTCGGCTGCCCACATTGGAGACCCAGTTCTTCAAGGTGTAACCAAAACTCCAGATTCATGGAAATCTCTTCTCAAACACGTCAACCGCCAGCATCGTAATTTGTTCTCTGGTGGGACTAAAGTCGAGATTCGATGATCCTTAACAATAAGAAAACTACAACCAAGTTCGGAGTTGATACGTATGCCGAGAGCAACGAAAAAGACACGCGCAGCCAATGGTGCAAATTCACATCTGAATTCATCATCAAATAATACACCAGCTTCTCCACCAAAACCTTTCGTTCTCAAGCATATTGTTCCAATAACTCAAACCCAATCCGAATTCTTCAAGGCGTATGAAGATGGCAAACAGATATTCATGAATGGATATGCTGGAACAGGTAAGACGTATATTGCGCTTGCTCGGGCTCTTCGAGACGTTGAATCTGAAAATTCAAAATTCAAGAAAGTGGCAATTGTTCGTAGCGCTGTGGAAGTTCGGTCGATTGGAGCATTACCAGGAACCGAAGAAGATAAGCTCGGGCCATTTGAATTGCCTTATGTGGCGATCTGTGAAGAACTGTATGGATGCAGAAATGCTTACGATCGTCTGAAGCGAGAAGGAACTATTGAATTCATCCCGACTTCGTTCATTCGTGGCCGCACTCTGAATGATATGATCGTCATCGTGGACGAATCAAGCAACCTGTCGATGCATGAGCTAGATTCAGTCATCACGCGTCTGGGAAAGAATTCCAGAATCATTTTCTGCGGCGATCATCGTCAATCCGATCTCACGAAAGATTCAGAACGCCAAGGCTACGTGAAATTCGAGAAGATCATCGAGCGCATGCAATCGTTTGTGTTCCTGGAATTTACAGCATCAGACATCGTGCGCGGACCATTGGTCAAAGAATATCTTATCGCATCAAACCAATAATTTCGCTTTACCTCTGAACGAAAAGGAGGTAAGGTGAATTTGTTGTTCACTTAGCGAAAGGTTCGTGATGGCTAGGACCACCAAAGAGCAAGATCAGGAATTTTTCGCGAATATGCGAAAGAACTCTGAACCGGCTGTTCTCGATTTCTTTCGAGGAATGCGATTTATTCGCGGCTGGAATGCTGCTGAAACAGCGCGGAAGCGTCAGATTCTTTCAACCGAAGCTGGCCGACTTGAAATGATTCGACAGCGCGAACTCAATGATAAACTCCCACCGGAAGGGCCGATGACAGCATGATTGAAACCTATCCCACTCTCTACAAGAGAGACTCAAACGGTAATATTCGCGAATGGCGTCTAGAACGTCAAGGTGCTGAATATCGCACTGTTTCGGGCGTTCAGAATGGTCAAGCTGTGACTTCTGAATGGAAGTCTGCTGAGGCTAAGGGTATTGGCAAGGCTCATCGAGACGCCGAAACTCAGGCTCAGATGGAAATTTCTTCCATCTATAAGAAGCGGCTTGAGAACGACTATCACGAGTCGATTAATACTATAGATCAACCCATTCGGTTCAATCCCATGCTGGCTGCGAAATATGAAGGATGGGTCGGTCCCTGCTATTCTCAGCCGAAACTCGACGGCATCCGCTGCATCGCGAATTCTCGCGGACTCTGGAGCAGGAACGGTAAACTGATTCGGGGAGCTCCTCATATTTACGACGCTCTGGTGGAATTCTTTCAAGAGTATCCGGACGCGATTCTGGACGGCGAGCTGTATAATCATCAGCTCAAGGACAATTTCAATCAGATCGTATCCTGTGTGAAAAAGCAGAAGCCTACTCCGGAAGATCTGAAGCTGTCGGCTTCTCTGGTTCAATATCATGTCTACGATTTAGCATCTTCCGAAGATGATTCATTCAGAGATAGATGGGATTGGTTGTTCCACGAACTAGAATACCGCAATGAACTTTTTGCGTATGTTCATACTGTTAGAACCGCATTTCACGAAACTGAATCTGATCTAGACGAAACCTACACGTTGTTCCTTCAAGATGGTTACGAAGGTCAAATGGTTCGTCTGGACGTTCCGTATGAAAACAAGCGAACCAAAGCTCTTCTGAAGCGCAAGGAATTCATCGACGAAGAGTTCCCGCTTGTATCAATCAACGAGGGTATCGGGAATTGGGGTGGAGTTGCAAAGTCTGTGACTTGTTCGCTACCGAACGGTGATACTTTCAATGCGGGTATCAAAGGAAACTGGGAAGCTGGAAAAGAGCTCCTTGGTAAAGATGCCGAATTTAGTAAGGTAACTGTCCGTTATCAAAATCTGACGCCCGATGGCATTCCTCGGTTTGGTATTGCTGTCAAATTCTGGGATAAAGAGGCTGCTGCACTTGACCGAGCTTGAAGAAAGATTCCCGAACGTTCGCGATTGGTATGAGAATGGTCTCGATCAAGAAGCATTCGAGGTGCTGTTCGATTACTACTGTTTTGAACTTCACGAGATGCCGTATGGGACGGCGAAAGCGAGGACTGGTGATCCCTACAACTGGATCGCTGATCGTTTAGAAGAGGAGTTAGGATAATGCCATACGCGCTGAGACGAACCCGAGACGATATGGGTGACTCCGGAACAATGTCTTTGGCTTTATGGCCAGGCCCTGGTGATCAAGTTGATCATGAACATGATGCCTATCCGAGAGTTGGTGTCGCGATGAGAGTCGGCAGTCTGTATTCTCGATCATATTCTAATCAAGACTGGTGGCAGACAACGTTAATCACTGAAATTTTAGAAGAACGCGAAACCGAAAATGGTCGCTATGTCCGGTTCAAAACTGGAAATTCGGAATATGAATGGGAAAAATTCTGAAATGGTAATCTGGAAATGGGATAAAGCTGCTGTTCACGAAACAGTCTCGGGATTCGAAGAGTCCGATGATCTGAAATTGCTTGCAGCCTGGAAGAATAATTCGGATGAAGAAATCAAACAACGATACTTTTCTAGATGGAGTGAAATAGATAAAGACGTGTTCCCTAGACTAATCAAACTCAGAAACATTCAAATTGGAGAAAACTAATGAATCAAAAATACCAAAATGCTCGTGGATACACTGCAGTTATCATCGCCGAAAACGCAGAACGAGTTCTCTATCGTTCGTTCGAAGAGAAACTAATGCTTCAAGAATGGGGTTCGGTTTCTCCGAAATTCTTCTTTGATAACTGGTCGCCAGCCACATGAAATCCGTCGATAAGGATCTTTTGCGGATTAGTCTTCAAGACCTTTATGAAGGTGTGAAGGTCTACGTCGACGACGGATTTGAATGTATGATGGAAGGTATCCATGAAGTTCATTATGACGCACCGTTTAATGATTTTTATGTGGAATGTGAGGAAGGTCATCATTATCTCTCGGGTCAAGTTTGCGAAGATACCGGTGATCTAATTGGGGTTTACTTTTTGCTCGATGAGGCGTATGATGATCATCAGCCAACGGAAATGGACGAGTGGTTAGATTTCGACCCTGATTGCTAAAGGAGGATTTCTTGCGTATTTATGGTGAAGTGAATATAGAAATTCTGGAAGCTGCAAAATTCTTCGCTGAGAAAATGCTGACTCCAGAAGAACGGGAATATCTCGATCTGGAAATAAATTGGGCATACGATCCGAATGATGCCGCAGAATGCGTTCTTGAAGATGATGATCTAGCACCGCGCTGTTTCGCAATCAATCTGCATCCCGCCAATACTGAGCATCATCCCATTCAAGCGCTCGCTCACGAAATGGTTCACGTCCGACAGTATGTCACTGGACAATTGCGTCAGGTCGATGGAACTATGTATTGGAATGATATGGTCATCGATATGGATACGGTTTCGTACTTTGATCTGCCTTGGGAGATCGAAGCTCATCAATTAGAAGAGGGTCTGTTCGAGGACTTTCTTTCAGAGGAGGTTATTGTATGACTGAAGACGAGGCGAAGACGAAGTGGTGCCCGCATGTGCGAGCAGGCCAGACCTACGAGAACTTCAGCGCTAATCGCGACCGCGATGGCACGCTACTCGACTACAAACATACATGCATCGCCTCCGCTTGCATGGCTTGGCGGTGGACTGCCAAACCAGTCGAAGGAAAAGAAAGTTATCAGAAAGTCGTATACGATAATGAATCAAAATTGCATCGGGGTGTGATAGTTCCCGCTGTGGAAGAAGTTATCGGCGAGGGATATTGCGGCCTAGCAGGAATTCCAAATGACTAAGAAATTTCAGGAATCTTTTCAAAAAGAAGATTATCACGATTCAGACGAAATCATTCTTTACGATGGCGATCCAGATTGTGATCACGAAATTTACGACAATTTCTATGGGGGTGGCGGAATTAAATGTAAGAAATGTCGTGGGTGGTTTTGTTATTGATTAATAGCCAGTTAAGCATTTACGGTGATGCGCTTGCCTTGTAAGCATGAAAATCGGGTTCAAGTCCTGAATCTGGCACCAATTATTTCGCGGCCACGTATCCCAATCCGGTAGAGGAAGCGGTCTTAAAAATCGTTCAGTATGGGTTCGAGTCCCATCGTGGCTACCAATTGAAAGGAATTAACATTATGACTGATGAAGACAAAGAAGTCACTTGGGCTGTTTATAAAAACTCTTCTGGGACATATTCTATGTTGACTATAGACGATGTCTGTCCGCTGCAGGAAGAAGAAGAGGCGGTCTATTTCGGTCCATTCAAGCAGGCGCAAGACCTTAAGATTCGCTTGAATTCTTTGCTACGATCCTAGTAGTTCTGTAGATCGAGTGAGCCTCTAGATCCTTTGATCGGAGATATGTTCGGGCTGAGATTGACCTGCTGATTCGATACGCTACTGTTCGTCGTCGGCGCTGAAATCATAGTTGGTTGTTGAGAGCTCAATGATGTTTGTGTATCAGCGATTTTCTTCAATCGACGTTTTTCTAACTCTATCACGTCTTTAGTCTGAGCCATTGTTTCGCTTGACATTTTCGGAGTCAGATATTGATTCGCCTTGTCGGCTAACCATCCTCCGACATCAGAACCTACAACAGCACCACCAACTCCACCGATAATTCCGCCGCCAATTGCTCCAGCAGCAGTTCCGGCCGGACCCAGTAATGAACCAAGACCACCGCCGATAAGAGCTCCGCCTTTAGCGCCAACTAATCCGCCAGCAAGACCTCCCGCGACGCCTCCGGCAGTTCCAATTCCTGCGTCCTTTTGAGATTGACCTTCGTCTCGACGCTGAGAATAATCCATCGCAGCAAGTACCGGAACGGCAGCAACTCCTGCGAATCTTCCTGCTCCGCGCAATAGTCCGGCCGATGCTGCACCTGCAGATTTCATCGCTCCACCAAGTCTTCCCAACATAGACGGCGCGGGAGCAGCTGGTGCTCTTTTAATAAATCGACCATCAGGTCCACGAGGCTGAGGACCTTTCGTTTTTGGTCCTTTAGTGTTGATCGGTTTAGGAGCTTTCTTCCCGAATGGATTTATGATTGGCGGGATTAGCCCACCAGAATCTTGATTGGCATTCTGTTTCAGAGAGTTCTCGAGTTTCTCGAATGCTTTATCGAAGATTCCTGCTAGCTGTTCGAGAGCTTTGGAACCAAATTCATCGAGGGTATTGGTTTTGGTTTCTTTTTCATTCTGGTCGTATGCAGAGGTAGGACTCTCACCCGACCCAGAAGCTACGAAATCTTGATCACCAGTTGGCTTGATAACTTTAGGATCTTTAAGATTCGATGAAAATGCGTATTGAACAGAAGTTGCATACGATGCAGCAGCAGATTTTCCGGTATCGGCAGATATGCCAGGATTATCAGTGACATCCGCCGATTTTGATGTTTCTGGAGTGGGCTGCGGTTGTTTTACAATGTTCAGAATTTGCGAGATATCAGTACGAATATCTCCCATGATACTCACGAGCCTATTCAGAGGACTCGCAATTTTCTCGGTATTTTCTAAAGACCGAACTCCACCATCATTACTGTTCGGAACATCACGATCTCCTCCGGAAGATCCTCCGCCTCCTGAACCTTCTTTTTCTTGAATGTAAGATTCTTGATCTCCTAGAGCCCGAACAGCCGAGGAGAAAGCGTATTTCCCCGCAAAATCGGCGAGCTTTTTACCCAACGTCTTTGGTCGTGCGGGATCTTTACCGTCAGTGGCTTTTTGCAATGGCCCCGCGCTTTGGATCGCTCTTCCGAGTTTTTCTTTGCTTTCGGAAGAACTATCCTCTCCTCCGAAAAATTTAGGTAACACTATTCTTCCCGACCAATGAGAGTTTGATTATTGTTATTATTCGGCACCGGATTCATCGGATCATCACCAGCCATACGATTCGCTAAGAATGATCCTATTGATCCGACCTGCAGATTCTCGACTGCGATTCCGCCTAGTCCACCGATAGCAGCGTACGCGATAGTTGTGAAAATGAATTCCTTGACATGAATTCCAAAGAATGTGTCTACGATCGCGAGGACGAACATTAGAACAGCACAAAGAATGACGAACAGCCGTTTGCTTGAAAAGCTACCGCCGTGACCTTGAAGAAACTCCTGCAATCTCATTTACTCCCTAAGCTCCGATTCAACGTACCTTCTTTGGAGTCCAACGTAGATGTCTCTTTCGAACGGCAACATATTTTCAATTTCAGTTACTGAATATTTAGACTGAATTGCTGACAAATGGAAAATGAGTTGGTAGTAATTGCCCAGCGTATTATGACTGAGCATCACAGAAAAAAACTTCGGAGTCCTTCTAGAACAATTTCTCGATTGTCGGCTTTGGAGTTTTTGTATTGAATCGTATGAGAGAGTTTCGGCATGGTACTCCAGAAATTCTCGACAGCCGTCATGGCTTTGGTATCAAAGGAATCAATCCAGTCGATCAATTCTTGTTGAGAATAATTCTGAAGGCTCCACATATCATCGGTTTCCGTATTATAGACTGCCTTGATATAACGCGCGACCATTTCAGAAATCTGAACAGGATCGTTTGGATCGAATTTTAGAATGTATTCTAGATCGTTGATGGTCGGATACGACATTTCCAGGATGAGTTCTTTTGAGATAACGATTTTGTTTGAATGGTTTTCGGGATACTTGACTTTCACATCACCGATGTCGAGTTCTAGCTCATAGGTTTTACCGTCTTCCGAATCTTGAATTACGAATTCTACGATGTTTCCGATGGATTTTGAACGGAGTTGTAGGAACAGATATTCCAGATCGAAGATAGTCAGGCTGTTGATATCAGTTTCGTCGGTGATACAGTTTCCTATGATTTGTTTGATCGCTAGAACCAAATCGGCAATATCCTCACTCATTTCAGCGATAAGAAGGATCTTTTCTTCCTTGACTGTGAATGGTCTGAAGTGAACAGTTTCGTTATTGGATGGTAGCACAGTCGTGAAAATCGGATAAGAAATTTTCGGAAGATTCATATTTTACCTTTTCAATTGAAAGAAAATAACGTATATATGAACTTAGGAAATAGCTCTTAGGAGGTTTCATCAAATGTCATATTTCGTAAATATGGATCCTGCGACCGTTAAGATGATCGTCGAACTCACTGCGGACGCTTATTCTTTCGATCGGTATGGTCTTCACAATTGGGCAAAGACTGCAGAAACTCTCCTGCTTCTCGGCTTTGATATGCATGAAACTATGGACCTTCTGCGCTCGAAGTATATGCGTTGGGCCGCTGATCATTGCCCGAATGATCAAAATCTCGATACCGCTTTGGCTCGTTATATCATCGAAAACAAGCTCACGGTTTGGGGTCTCAAGCACGAAATCGCTTCTTGGTAATCAGAAGGAGATATGAAAATGATTCTCATGGAATGTGAAACCACGGTCACTCGCGCGAAGCGGGCGCTGCGCCAATTTCGGGACGTTTATTCGCTCCTCGGTCGATATCAAATTCAGGCCGATGATCGAGTGAAGCTGTCTATGTTTGTTCCACCCAAGATGGATATCGACCGTGCGAAGGAAGTTCTAATCCGAGCGACCGGCTCGCCGAATATTAACATCAGCATGAGGAGCGCGTAATTATGAACGGTATTAAATTTCCGGCAGGAACCTATTACGTCGGCGATCTTTGCTACGTGATGAATCACCGTTGGAATGAAATTTGTAAACTGACGATCATTGGTAATGACTGTTATGATGGATCGTTTAATTTGCCAAATGGAACTCGGTTTGCGATGTTTGCAACCAAGTACGGCGATGGTTCGTACCCGGATACAATTTCCGGTCAGAAAGTTGCCGTCGACAGCGGCACCGTAGGAATCGTTGCGGTCAAAGATACGACTTGGATAGAGCGTGTTGTCGAGGATCAAAAGCTCGGCATGATCGTAACCTTCGATGAACCTTTCTGGATCAGCTTCGAAGATTACTTCTTCAAGGTCGGCGATAAGATCGAGATCGACACTTCCGGCGAGGATCGAGATTCTTATTGGGATGACGATTTTAATTGGCGTGAATCCGATTAAAATTAGTTTACTTTCACGATAGAATGACGTATAATCATTTTATTGGTTAGGCTATTCAGGAGGCTCTCTTATGTTTTCCGCGACTGACTATAATATCAAGCGCGCTTATAATAATGGCCTCCTGTATATCCGTCCGTTCTTTTCAGAACGGTTTCAAGAATATTCGTTTATGATTGAAGACGATTGTCACATCATCGAATGTCATCTGACTCGTGAAGATGCTGTGAACCGAATCAAGGAGGTCTGTGGTGCCGACGCCGAAGTTTAAGTGGTTCATCCGCCATTTGCTGGAAGAGGGTGATGTTGGTTTCGTTGGTAAGGACCAGACACCAGCCGTAGTTGCGGAAACCGCTCCGTTCAAAGAATGGATTTTTGTCTACCTGAACGGCGAGAAGATCATTCGACACTCTATCCATTTCAGTGAATTTTCTTTCGAGAAAAAGGATAAATTCACTTTTCAAGAGTAATAGAATGAGGTATAGTTTCTTTATTGGTTAGTCATTCAATTTGCGAAAAGGAGATTAAAATGGTTTCTATGGATACTCTTTCGAATTCGGTCATGACCGGGATTTATAACCAAATCACCGGCGCGAATCTCACCAAGTTCCGCGATCATGCGACTGCTGTTCGTCGTCTGGACGAAGTTCTGGAACGCGAAGGGATGATTCTGATCTCGACGCCGACCGGCGTGGAAGCTGTTCAGCCTGCTACCGAGCCTCAGGACGTTCCTGTCGCGAAGCGTGGCCGTGGTCGTCCTCGTGCGGTTGAACTCTCTGGCGTCATCACGGTGCTCGCTTCGGGCGCCAATCGTCGTCGCTGGGGTTCCACTCAGAAGCTGTTCGATCTTCATACGACCGGCCTGAATGTCAGTGAATATGTCGAGCTGGCTGTGAGCGTTGGTTTCAAGGCTGGTCAGGCGTATTCGGCTGTTCGTCGGGACCTGGCTCGCGGCGATATCGAAGTCGGCTGAGGCTCTACCGTTTGCACCTGTAGCTTAATGGTAGAGCGAGGAGCTTATACCTCCTGATCAGCGGACGGCTGAACGATCTCGGTTCGACTCCGGGCAGGTGTACCAAATTTAGAGGAGAATACGATGCGCGAAATTATGATTCTCAGAGAGGTCAGCTCATACGACTCCGAATGGTTTACTAGAGAAACGGACGGTTGGTGGGAAGTTTCCGAAGAAGAGTTCCAATTTCTGCATAAGAATATCAAAAGATACGATTGGACTCTTTCGATTGTAGAAAGAATTCCCAGGGTTGATAAAGAAGTCTTCATTGCACAGGTCTCTGCTGAAGTCGCTAGACTTGAAAAAGAACGAGTTGCTCGAGAAGCAGCAGCTGCAAAACATCGCGCGAGTCAAGCCGCGAAGACTGAAGATCGAAAGAGGAAGCAGCTCGAGAAACTCAAGAAAGAACTTGGCGAAGTTTAACAGGAAAGGATAATACTGCAATGGAACGTAATACCTACGAAGATATGAAAGAATTCACCGCTCAATACGAACTGGTGATGAAGGAAATCGCAACTCTCAATATGCTCGCTGAGAAGCTCGGCGTGCCGCAGTATGCGCTGAGTCAAAATTCCGCGCCAATTGTCACACCTCAACCAGTAGCTAAGCCCAGGCCGCACTGGAGTGATTCTAGTTGCTATGGTGGTGATTATGCCGATGACTGGGATAGCAGTTCGGCCAATTGCTGATAGGAGATTTCTCAATGCGTATTGGTATCATCGGTTCTGTCGCTTGTGCTACAATTCTGGAAAGAACTCCGAACGATATCGATCTAGTCGGGACATACGAAGACCTTCTGGAATATTTCCGTGGTACTAATATCAAGGAAATGGTTCCGATGGACGGTGGTAAGAAGCTGAAAGTCGTTATAAACGTTGGTTATGGTCAACACGATATCTTTGATTGTGAAATCGCCTGGCCCGGATCGAATTCAGAAGAACTGTTGAATATCATTTTCGACGATAAATATTGGCATAAGTCGAGACCTGGGTCGGGTTCTGCTAGTGTGCGATATGCTACTCCCGATATCTGCTACCTACTAAAAATGTCTCATAGATTCAAGAAGAATTCACCACACTTCTTGAAGACTAGGGCCGATATTCTTAAGATGCGGTGGCACGGCTGCCGCATCCCGAAGGAATACAAAACATTTTTCAAGCGGCGCGAAAAGGAAGCTCTATCCTACGCTCATCCGAAACTGAATTCATCGAAGAAGGCGTTTTTCACTGACAATGTTCCATATGTCTACGATCACGATTCTATTCACGAAGCGATCGCTCTTTATGACGAACCGGCGTATAAGAAGTATCAAGTGGATGGTGAAGAAGTCCTGACTTCGAAGAATAAGTTCTTCGCGTGTCATCATGGGGTTCGGCTGGCAGGTGTTTACGAGGAGGCCTGTGTTCTTGCGATTGAGCGCGCACTAGTTCCTCATCCCGATAAAAATACACCGGAGACAGCGTTCCTCAAGGCTTTGGAGAAGGTTTGTACATCTATCACTTCAGGTTGGTTTAGAGAATTTGCCTGGGAACGCTACGATGAAGTCGTGAGAATGTACCACACTTATCCCTGTTATTGGAAACGATTCAACGAAGCTGTTAAAGAAGGAAAGGTGAAGAATCATGAGCAGTAGACCTCCATCAGGAGATATGTGTTATTGGAGATTCAAAGGCACAGGTCCGTATAAATTCGGATATTGCACATATCTATCAGGCGGCTTGATTCGCCTTGGATCATATAATGGCGACACTATGGGTGGATCCATTGTAGATCCGTGGGAGATTGAATGGAAGCGTTATAGCAGATATTGAGGAGAATAGCATGAAGAAAATCAAGAGTCTTGATACCTACGCTGCCGAAATGGAAGAAGCCTCTCGCGATGGTTTTCCATTCAAACCGGATGATATTATGGGTGTATCATCGAAACAGTATCCTCCACCGAAAGGTCTAAATTCGGATGCGAAAGAACAGCATTTTCTAGTCTGGATTATCTATCAGGATTGGACTGAAAGAACTCAACGAATCACTTTTTCTGATGAAGTAAATCCCGCCGAAGCTATTAACATGATGGTTGAACGGTTGATGAATGCTCCAAAAGTGCGACAGTTTAACATTGCGGAAATGTTATTCTATGGTCGTAAATCATTCGGTGTGGATTACGATCCAGATATTGCTTTCAAAAACTTAGGAGATATTCTACCAAATGCCGATGTTCAAAACTGATACATCCATTTTCAATTGTAAACCAGGTGGTCAAGTTCGTTTCATAAATGCGAATGGATATCCTGGTCAACTAGAATCTGCTCAACGTATTTTCTACGAGGGAGAGATTCTTACCATCAAATCTGTAGAAATCAATGCTTGGAATTCATTATACGAATTTGAGGAATATGCTGGGCACTGGAATACTGTGATGTTTGAACCACATCCAGAACCTGAATGGGCGACTATCGAGCTCGGGTATAACTGATCAAGAAAAAGGGAGCCGAAGCTCCCTTGAATTTCCTGAACTGAAGTTCTAACGACTAGAAGAGGTTTGAAACCAGGCTTCTGCGATAGAAGACGTTCGAGTCGGCGGCGATAGAACCGTTAGAGTTAGTTGCACCAGCGGAGAGCGGGTTGGCAACGATGCCGTAACGGGTCTTGAAGCCTAGAGCTGGTTGGAACGAATCCGGACGAACGGCGCGAACCATTTGAAGCGGAACGTATGGGCAGTAGAAGATACCAGCGTCGTAGTTAGTCGCGCCCTTATAACCAACGACGAAGAAGTCGCCACCAGCGTAAGGATCGATATAGACCTTCATACGACCGTTTAGAACACCAACGAAGGTATTTCCAGTATCGTCGGGATTTAGTCCGTTATTCGCATTAAGCGCAGGAGCATAATCCAGAACTCCAGCCATCATTAGAGCAGAAGCGACGTTCGAAGAACAGATAAGAATATTACCCTTCCCTCTACGAGTGGCTTTCGCTACAGCGTTGGCTTCGAGTTCAATCTGCATGAGCAGACCCTTGAACTTCTCAACCGACCAACGACCGTTGGCGTCAACGTCTAGGTCGAAGGTTCCGGCGACAGTCGTACCAAGCGATCCACCCTTAGCGGAGATATAGATGGTACGAGTAAACTCGCGGTTGATTTCGGCTAGAAGTTCAGCTGAAAGAATCGTGGAAAGCTCGGTTTCAGCATCGAGACCGTGAATGGCCTTGAGGTCTTGAGCAAGCTCGATTGAGTACTCAGCCTTTAGAGCGCGCGAACGAGCAGTTACCGAGACCTTTTCAATGCTGAATGCCATTTCGGCGAAATCAGTATTTGAAGCAGATCCAAGAGCTTCTGCCTGAGCAGTGCTCATTCCACCAGCGAAGTTATAAAGCTGGGTGTTTGAGCTTGGCTGGAAGGTAGTGTTTCCACCACCAGTGTGGGATTCGCCAATGGTATTCGAACCATCGCGAACAGTTGAATGACCTGTATTAGGTTCGTTATACCAAGCAATCGTTCCTGACTGGTTTGAGTAACGAGGCGTAATAGCGAAGATCAGGCCGGTAGGACCAGTCATCGGCTGAACACCACCAATGTCGTAAACCATAAGGTTCGGCATCGAACGGCGGATCAGCGAAATTAGGACCGGGTCATAATTCTGAACTCCACCAGTGACGTTAGTCGGAACTGGACCAGAAGCTTCCGAAAGGAACATGTGAGACATGTTAACATTTTCGCGGTCGGAGGCGATTGCTTCTTGAGTATTCTCAAGAAGTCGAGCCATGATCCCTACTTTATTTCGGGGTAGCTCTGGGAGATCTTCGTGGAATAGAATGTCATTCCATTTTTCTCTTACATCCAGATTAGCGTTCATTACTCAAATTCTCCTAATTGAAGCTCGTTAAATTTATTTAGAAAAAAATATCCCTTAAGAGATGATTTTTGCTTGACGTGAAATAGCTGATGCATATCCGCGGACTGTATCAGTTACTGGTGAGGTTTCCTTGAAATTCGACTTATCGCCGTCGACTTCACCAAGGAATTGTTCGGAAAGAATATCTGAATCAGACTTCTCACGCTTTTCGGTTCCTAGAGCAACTTCCTGAATCGTTTGGAATTTACTCACGAACTCGTCGACGTCAGAATACTCGATATTCTCTGCAAGAGCGCTGAGTTTTTCGATGACTGAAAGCGGAAGACCTTCCACCATATCAGCAAAAGCCTCGGCGATTTGAAGCTGAACAATTTCTTCATTCTGCTCTTTAATCTGAGCTAGAGCATCGGCGAGTTTCCTATTGCTTTCGTCTAGCTTAGAAGTAAGATCGTCTACAACGTCAACCTTCTCGGGAAGAACAATCTGATGCTCGGCAAGAACACCCGAAAGAGTCTCGATTAGATTTTCAGCGATTTGAACCTTTAGATTGGACTCGACGGCGACTTCGTTCGCGGCCATCCACTCTTCAGCGACATGAGTCAGATAAGTATCGACATCTTCTGAAAGCTCGGCACGAATTTCTTCGACTGCTTCCAAGAGCTCGGTTTCTTTTTCTTCTTCCAGACGGGCAACTTCAGTCGTGAGCTTGATATTTACCGCAGCTTCGAATAGATCGAACATACGATTAATTGCATCTTCCGAAAGCTCTAGGTCGGCAAACACATCGGCAATATCTTCACGCTGAACAGCGTAAGGCTTTACTGTGGTCGGCGCAACTACACCAGGAAGTTCGCCAGACTGATCGGCTGAACGCTTGTTCTTATCCTTGGAAAGGTTCGCAACGTAGTCGTCTATTTCTTTCGTAGAAAATTGAGCAAGAGCAGAAACTGCATTCGAGATCGCTTGAACCTTCGTAGGAGAATCTTTCCCAGGAAGTTCACCACCTTGATCGGCACCGCGAGCAGGAGCTTTACCACCTACTGGTTCGGGAACAAACGATTGCTTGTCATCCGATTTGAATTCATTTAACTGTTTTCTAGTAGCCATTCGGAATGAATCTCCTTAATTCATAGATATTTAGGATATTTGTTATTTTGAAACGTCCGTGAGCTTTTCAAGGAAACGATTCCAGGCTTTGAGCGCTGCGGTTTCATTGAGCTCGTTTTTGTTCAATTGCTTCAGATGCTTTTGTTCGTGGTCAATGTGTTCGGCCATCACCCAATTACCAGAGGCAATATCGTATACCCATTCAGCACCTTCCATGATACCTTTCACGTATGCAGAGGGAGCAGAAGGATCAGAAACGATGTCGCCAGCAACCATAAGTCGGAAGTCGTCTTGAACTTCCATGATACCCATCGAGTTCTTCTTGAGCGATCCAAGACCACGCGAAGAAGTTCCGAGCTGCCCGCCAGATTCAATCAACTGTCGAGCAATCATGCCCATTGGAGTATCTACGATACGAGCCTTACCGACCCAGTTATCACCTTCTTTACGAAGAGATACACAGCGGTGAGAGACTCGGTCTAGATTGATCGTCGGAGTTGGCGGATGATTGAGCTCTCCCCAAGCACGATTTTCATTGATATGAGAAGTCGTGTAATTGGTTACTTCGCGTTCCATGACTGAAGTCGGATAGATACGGCCATTGCGATTCTTGATGTTCGCTTGAAGGAAGATGCCTTCAATGAATAGAGCCTTCTTACCATCGACTTCTTCGTAGAGGGTTTCTAGCTTTTGTTCGAAAACTTCGGTGATTAGTGTGCTCATGATGCTTTTCTTTTATCTGCGATTCTAGAACCTTTGACCCTTCGGTCATATTTCGCGTAATCATTCGGATGAACTGAAAACTCCGGAGCTTTCTGAAAATCGTCCATAAACTTATTCGATTTCTTCAAATACCTACCAACAAGCTCCTTAGAAATCTCGTTGATTTCTATAGATTCTTTCAGAGTCTTTTCGTGCGTCCGGATGATGTGTTGAACAGCGGATTCGTGAGCAGAACCGGAAATTCTATCCTGGTTGAAACTCTTCTTCGCCCTGGTTCCGTAATGGAGTGCGACGTGAGTCGGATATCCTAGAGCAATCGCACCGATTTGCTTGTCCTTATGATTGACAAAAGTCATCGGGCCAGCAGGTGTTTTCTGAGTGTGAATCATGTAATCACCACGACGGTCTTCTTGTTCGTAGATGATCGATTCTTTCTGGAAGTTCTTCTGATTGTCAGGATTACCGCCTTCTAGATCTTGCGGATTTTTCGGCTGAGCATCATCCTTCTTCTTTTCAGGATTTTTGTCGGTCGAGTCTTTGTTCGCATTCAGAATCTTCGATGCGATCAGACCGATTGCTTCAGTTGCAGATTCGATCGCATCCTTGATTTCTGAGTCAAACGCTCCCGTCTCATCGATCTCCGCAAAGACTTCTGCAGCTTGAAGCGCAATGGTCTCGAGTTGCGGCTTGATTTCGGATCCAGAGATTCCAGAATCGACATTCTGCTGATCAGAATCATCCTCTTGATCATCTTCATCTTTTTCCTCGGTGTCATCATTTTCATCCTGATCTTCGGGTTGTTCATCTTGATTTTCAGTATCGTCCTGATCTTCGTTCTCGTCGTCTTCTTCCGGTTCTTCCTTGGGCTCTTTTTTCTTTGGCGGGAAGGCTTCGTTTAGAGATTCAATCAGCTCGGCAAGAGATTGGACGAATTCTTCATTTTTGGGATTATCTCTGGTATAATCATGGTGAACCTGATCGACGTAATCCGAAAAACTTTTTGCACCGAGATGCTTCTTCGCGGCGGCATTCATATGATCAATCGCGTCATACTCGTGAATACCATGATGCTTTTTTAGTCTATGAACGATTGCGTCGTAGCCATCTGAATCGGGATAGTGGTTTCCGACTTCAGCAGCGATATGATGAGCAACATGTAGATGTAGATTAGCTTGTTTTTCTTTATGAGCAGCTTTCATTTTAGCAGCGGTATTTTTCACCCAGGCTTTATCTGCTTCTCGTTTGGCTTTAGCTTTGGCTCTATTTTCCGCAGCCATCTTCGCGAACACAGAAGATTCATCCAGAACATCCTCACGAAGTCCAGTGAAGGCTTTCTTGATTGTGTTCATATAGGCCGGAAGCTCGACCATTCCGATTACTGCGAGAGGGTTGTTATCCGGCTTTGCGTCTTGGTCGGCTGATCTCGATTTGTCTTTCTGAGTCTTTCCAGAAAACTGATCGTCAGGAATACCGGCTTGCGTGTACTTCTTGATCTTGTGTTGCATCCAGAAGGCTTTTTCAGCAGGAGCTTTTGGCTCGTAATACTTCTTGGTTTCGTCTTCGACTGCTTCGTTAACAGTTTCAAAATCGTCGTGTTTATGCGTACCATGACCAGCAAGATAAACAATATGGGTGCTTGAACCGTGCTTCGGATGGTTCACACCAACTTTCCAAGTTCCCTTAACATGAGGATCCGGGATTGCCTTCTGGATATGTTCGGCTTTGTGAATCGACATATCGGCTAGAGCCTTTTTTGCACCCTCCGCCGAGTCTTCGTATTTCGTAGTTCCGTGAATAGGATGGTTTTTGTAATTCGCCATTAGTCCTCATTCCCAGAAGAATACACAGCAGCGATTTCTTGTTCTTTATTTGCGACTAGATAGTTGGTTCTGATAGTCATCAGCTCGTCAAATACTGCTGCTAGATTTTCTAGATCCTTAGAAGCTGCGGTATCTACGATATCAGTGAGTTCTGCTGGCATTTCAATAAAAATCCTTTTACTATCTATTTAGAATATTCAGGCGGCACAATCTTATCAGGTAATTCCTGCTGATCCGGTGGAACTTCTGGATTGTTCAGATCAGTAGGATCTGGAGTTTCACCAGTATCGAAGTCTTGATAGGTCGGATTTTCATCAGACAGTTCTTTCTCTGCCTTGATCTCAGCCATCATTCTAGAGATTTCTTCTTTGTTCATTTTCAGAACATTCTCTTGCAACCAGACTTTCGAGAAGTATTTACCTTCGTATGAATCTAGCTGAGTAAGAAGTTCAGCACGTTCGGCCCAAAGTTCGGAGTTCTTGAATTCAGCATAGTAGTTATCCCGAACAAACTCGAACCAAATCTTATCTTTGTAATCGTTCTCCCAATCTTCCTTGGTTAGAACACCCTTCAGAATGAGTTGAGTTCCTAGAATATCTACAAACAATCCGCAGAAACGAACACGAATACGGTCGATGAATTTCTGGAAATCTAGCTCGTCGCGGGTAATCTCTGATCCCCGACCGACGTTGAATGGAGTTGAAGAATCATTCAGACGCGATCCAGGAATGTTGAGAGATTCGTAGAGCTTACCTTTGAAATAGTTAACATCCGAAAGCTCGCCGAGGTTTTGACCAGCAGGAAGAGTCTCGATAGTCGTACCCTGATTTCCACGTTTCGGGAACCAGAAGTCTTCGTACATGGTTTGGAATTTACGATCGTCGCGAATCTCTCCGGTTTTTGCATCGTAGACTAGACGATTCTTTTGCTTAGTCATCATGTCCTGAACATACTGTTCAGCTTTTTGTTTTGGTAGCTGACCTACTTCGACGTTGAAGATACGACGTTCAGCTGCTCTCGATACACGGTAAATGACGGTCGCATCTTCCAACATGTTGAGCATGTTCAGAGGCTTGATGGCCTTATGCAACCAGCCGATAGTCAATTGTCCAGTAGAATCTAGTAGTCCAGATGTGACTTGAGCGATAGTTTCGGGTGCAACCTTGATACCAGAATTTGTGTTTCCGATTCCGGTCGTGTTAGTCTTTTGATTCCCGAAACCTTTTTCATTGAAGATATAGAAGGTATCGCCTGGTTCTTGAACGACTAGGCGTCCTGATCTAACAGGCTTGTAGGTTCTGACTTTACGAAGTTTACGAGGATCTACATATCGAAGTTCTTTGAGTCCGGCTTTAGGATCATTCGCATCAATGACTTTCTGGTAGTTCAATCTTCCGTCGACATAGAATCTTTGGAAAATATCATAGCCATACTGATTGAGTTTCAGAAGATCAGAGACGGTTCTCCATTCTCTCTTGATCGCATCCTGAATTTTAGAAGAGGCGTTCAGCGCATCGAGTTGAATCTCGCAATCT